TCTGGTCAGTGAGTCACCACGCCCTTGATGCGCTCGATGAACCCGGCGAGGTCCTCGCCCTTGCGGCCCACGAAGCGGTACTGGGTGATGGGGTCGATGAGGACCGGGCACCCCTTCTCGTCGGGCATCTGGATGGAAGGAGCGACCTGCGCGGCGGGCGGGTTGGTCGCGACCCACTCCGGGGAGGGGGTCTTGGCCTTGACCTTCCTGGCTCCCGAGGGCGTGACCCCCGCCGCCTCCAGGGCCACCTTGCGGAGCGTGGCCCTGGCGTCCTTCACCGGGACGATCCCCGCGTCGCGCTTCAGCTTCACGACCTTGGAGGGGGCCTGGGTCTGGTGCTCCGAGACGGACTTCTTCCCGGCCTCGATCCGGTCGGTCGGCACCTTCGCGGGGGAGACCATCTCCTTCGGGACCAGCCACATGGACCCGACCTCGTAGGTCTTGTTCGCCCCGCGGGGTTCGAGTTGCACGACCTTCACGTTCTTCCGGGTGACCCGGACCACCTCCCCGAGGGTGTGCTCCCCCGGTTGCGACCGAACGAGACCACCATGCCCGTGGACAGTGCTGCGCTGTTCATTTCTTGATCTTCCTATTCCATGACCTGGGTCGGGGTAGGCGTCCCGACCAGTTACTCTGTGTTGCCTACGTGCAGATGACTGGTGCAATGAAAAGGCCAGCGGCCCCTGAGCACGTCCAGCACAGGGTCCTATTGTTGGTTTGGGCGGGAAATTGAGCGTTTCAAGCTCGGGTGGGATGTTCTGCCCCCCGGGTACCAGGGGAGAGTGTCACCTCGGTGAACAGCCGAGTGTCACAGCAGAGCCGCCACACTGAGAACTATTGTCACGCCACACATGGTGTTGCCCGGTTCCCCTTGCGGGGAACCGGGTCACCAGTTCAGGAGTGGTTGGTGGGAGGGGCGGGGCCGAGATCAGCGAGTGATCGTCAGGCGAACGAGGCCGCGGGGGTTGTAGGCGCCGATGCCCAGGTTCTCGAACACCGAGAAGCCGATGGTGCGGGCCTTGGGGTCGTCGGCCGAGAGGACCGTGAGCTCGGTACGGACCGGGATGCGGCCGAACATCTCGGGCTCGCAGCACACGTAGACCGTGCCCGCCGGGACGAGACGCGAGGTGATGACCGTTGCGCCCCAGAGCGTGGCCTGGAGGCCCGTCTTGAGCAGGGTCGCCTGCGACTCGATGTCCAGGATGTCCCGGCCGAACTTCCTCACGTCGGCGTAGTCGCGGGCGTTCATGTACACGCGGGCGACGCGGAGGTCGTGGCGCTCCACCTCTGCGAAGGCGTCCGCGAGGACGGCTCCGTTGAGAGGGGCGACCACGGGGATGTCCGGGTTGGTGCCGCCGGGGATGCTGTCGAAGCCGTTGATCGCGATGGCGTCGAGGATCGCGAAGACGCGCTCGTCCTCCGCGGCCTGGATCATCGCGCGAGCGAGGTCCTGGGCACGCTCGATGAGGTCGAAGCGACGCTCCTTGATCTGCGTGAGCGGGATCTCCGGGTTCGAGGCGATCTCGAACAGGGGGAAGATCACGCGGCGCGGCTTGGTGATCGCGAGGATGTTCTCCCCCTCCTCACCGACCACGTACGCGGTCACGTCCGGGTCCTTGTCGTAGATCGGAAGCGCCCCGTCGGGGAGCTCCTCCACGAGGAAGGTTTTGCGACCGACCGACATGTAGTCGCGGCGGGTGCGGAGCGGCTGCGTCATCGACGCTGCGAGCTTGGCGCGACCGGCGGCGGTCTTGATGTGGTCACCGATGATCTTCTGCTTGATCGCGGTGCTGACGTTGGGTGTGCTCATGTTCGTATTCCTCTCCTCTTGATCAGACGCGCTGGTCGAACACGATCTCGTTCATGACCGAGTCGGGTGCCATCTTGAGGATGCCGAAGGTCGTGGCGGTGAGACCGTTGACACCTTCGAGCGAGTTGAACGCCGCACCCGCGTCCACGGGGTCCAGGGCTGCGCCCGTGTAGACCACCGTCGGCATCAGGTAGCCGTTCTGCGAGGCCACGAGCTTCATGCCCGCGACGTAGGTGAGCGCCGTACCGGCTGCGGTACCGCCGTTGGTCGTCACGATGACCTGGGTCTCGAAGAGACGCGACCCGTAGGTACCCATGCCCGAGACGTACGGACCCTTGCCCGACGCTGCCGCCGGAAGGTTCTCGTAGGGGTTCCCGGCCGCGTTGTTGATGAAGCAGCCCACCGGGAGGACCTGCGTCACCGACGCGGGAAGGGTCATCGCGGTCTTCGTGGGACCGCCGACGAAGTTGCTGCCTGCGTCGGGGCGCGTGAACGCCACCGAGCCCGAGAGGACACCGAAGGTCTCGGTGAGCGCGCCCGGGGAAGTGGACACCGTGCCAGCCGTGGTGATGATGGGAGGGTTGGTCTGGGTGAAGGCGTCGTCCGTGAGGACCCCGACGGTGTTGCGCACACCGACGTAGAGGATCCGCAGAGCCGACGAGGACTCCGTCCAGCCACCACTCGCCTGTCCAGTCAAACCTGCCATGTGAGGCTCCGATCTGACCCCTGTTTACAGGGGAGGGAGGTGACCCTCGTGATCCACCAGCACCATGCTAGAGGGGACACGAGTTCTGAGGACCACGTTCGGTCCTCGTACCCTTGGGGTCTGGTATTGAACGGAAAACGAGAAGGGCTCCAAAATTTCTCTTGGAGCCCTTCCGTTTCTCAGCCTTGGGGGCTTGGATCAGGACTTGTTCGTGCCGAAGATCTCGGACACGTCGGGCGCCGACGCCCAGAGCTTCGACAGGTCGTCCACGGGGGACGACGATGCCACCTTGGCGACGGTGCCGAGGGTCTTGACGCCCGTGGAGGCGCGGCGGGGCTGCGGGCGAACCGCGGCCTGCTTCTCCTCCTTGGCGGGCTTCTCCTCCTCGGACTCCTCGGCCTGCTTCTCCTCCTCGGACTCCTCGGCGGCGGTGTGCATCCCGTAGAGCACGGACAGGTCGTCCATGTCGATGTCACCCGCGTCGTCCATCCCGAGGCCATCGAGCATGGGGTCCTCGCTCACGTCGTCCACCATGAAGTCGTCCGCGGCCTTCTCGGCGGCGGGGGCCTCGGCGTCCTCTGCGATGAGGGCCGCAAGGGTCTCCTTCAGGTCGGCCGACAGGAACTCACCCGCGAGGCGCATGAACGCAGCCTTCTTCTCGGCCTTGTCGTCCTTGGCGGGCTTCTCGTCCTTGGCCTTGAACTGGTTGTCCTTGAGGGCCTCGGGGACCTCACCGGCCTCCTTGGAGGGCTTGTCCTTCTCGGCCTCTGCCTCGTTCTCCTCGGGCTCGTCACCCTCGGCCTTCTTGGCGAGCTTCGTCCAGTACGCGGCGAGACGCTGGAAGTGAGCGGCCTTCTTCGCGGCCTCGTCACCCTCGGGCTTCTCCTCTTCCTCGGCCTTCTCGCCCTCTTCCTCGGCCTTCTTGGCGACGGGCTCCTCGGCCTTCTTGCCCTTGTAGGTGGCGCGCGGATCGTTCTGACCCGCCTTCTTCGAGGGCTTCACCGACGCGAGACGCTTCTGCTCCTCGGCCAGCATCGAGGCCAGCATGGCCTCCTCGTCACCCTCGCCCGACTCCTCGGCCAGCATCGCCTGAAGGAGCTCCTCGGTGTCGTCATCTTCCGCCGTGCGCGGGGGGGTGAGGGTCATGTTCTCGAACGCGAGGAGGTCGGTGTTGCCGTCCCCACCCTCTTCCGCGAAGCGGCGCAGGCTCGCCTGGATCTGACGCTCGGTGAGCGTCATGAGGTCGATGGCCTGATCCTCGATGGCATCGTTGCTGGCGTTCTTGCCCAGCATCCGGGCTGCGAGACGGATGCACTTCGCGGCCTTCGCCTCCAGGGCGGCACGAAGCTGGCGGCTCGCCTGCTTGCCGACACCGTTGGGGAAGTAGTGCGCCATGTCCGTCGCCGGGTGGCCCTGGGGAGCGTCCGTGCCGGGGAGGGCCGGGGGCGCACCGTTCGGGTACGGGCCGGGGTGGGGGTCCTCCGCCCAGGAGCTCGTGTCACCGTTCTCGTAGGCGTCGGCCTCCGGGTCGGGGTACGCGGCGGGGTGGATCGAGGGCTCCTCGTAGCCGGGCGTTGCCGGGGGAGCGGAAGCCTTGCGGGAGGGGGTCTCCCATGTGAGACGCTGACGTGCCATTGTGGTGATTCTCCTGAGTTAGGATTTCTTGGGCGAGACGCCGACCCTACGGGTTGAGAGCAACTTGGCGAGACGAACCAGAGCCCGAGCTTCGGGGAGGGTCGGAGCTCGTCCCAGATGCCCTTGGCACTTACCGAGAAACGATTGAAGGCTCCCGTATTTGTGGGAGCCCCCGACCCTTAGGGCTGTCTGATAGAGACTTTCGGGAAGGAAAATCGACCACTGAGCATTCAGCCGTGCGATTTTCTGGATGAGCTCCTGGTCGGTCCCTGCCGTCCGCACGATCCTGGTGACCCCCGAGATGTACTCGGCCTTCTTCTTTCGGGCCTGCTTCATCAGGGTTTCGTTCGGCGCCATGGAGTCCTGCCCGAGAGCCTTGGAAAGGTCCCCCTTCGCGAGATCCTCTTTGATGCTGTCCCTGACCTTGTCCATGACCGTACGCTTGATCTCGTCGGTCAGGTCCTTCAGCGGGTCCGAGGGAGCCGGGGGAGCCTTCGGGGACTCACCCCCCTCCCCCATGTCCAGGTCGTCCCCTGCAATCACGGCCATGCTCGCAGGGCTACGATACGGACGCCCACCTACGGACAGCGCCATCTCGTGAGCGGCCTTGAGGAAGGCACCGTCGGCGGGGACCTTGGCCGGGAACGAGTACACCCGGTTGATCTTCTTGGCGAGCTTGGACTTGTCGTCCGAGGACAGGGTGATGAGGTTGCGACGAACCGCACCCTTGAACGCAGGGACCTTCACCCAGCTACCCTCGATGAACACCACCCCCGCGGTCGGGTCCAGGGACTCGTCACCACACAGTTCTGCGATGCGGCAGCGGTTGCCACGCTCATCGTAGAAGATGTTCCCCTTCATGTACTTGATGTGGTCGCAGAACTCAGTCTCGTCCGCCGCCCAGTGACCACACTGCGTACAAGTGCTCCCGTCGATGGAGCACCCCATGGAGAGCGTCGTGAGCTCCCCACTCTCGATGTCCTTGATGAGCTCCCGGTGCTTGCGATCGGTCGCAATGAGGATGTCGATGTAGACTGAGTCCCCGATGTCCCGGGCAACGGCATCGAGGATGCGGCCCTTGGACAGGTTCTCGATCTGAACGTGTTCGAGGAAGTTGTGAGCTCCGATGAACGTCCGGTACGACTTCAGCAGCACACCCCTCGACCACGAGTCGAAGTTGTTGTTGATGTACTGCTCACACTCGGGCTTGATGCGGAATGCCGTGGTCTTGCGGTTGACCAGCTTGCCACCCACGGTGGCTGCACCCAGGCGAGCGTTCGGTACGTCCACCGTGTCCACCGACGCCACGATGGTGGCGTGGGACAACAGATAGCGGGCCGGGTCGAACTGTTCGTTGAGGATCTTCGAGGCTTGGTCTACGAGGCTGCGGTCCATCCGGGTCTGTGCCGCGGCCACACGGACCTTGTCCCAGCCCTGACCCGTGGTGTAGGGGGAAACAGCCCTGGCGTTGGCGTACCGGAGAAATGGCACGGGTTACTCCTCGAATCCGAGAACGTCGTCACGACGGACGATGAAAAGGCACTCAGGGCACACGAACAGCTTCACCCGCATCCCCTCCTCCATCTTGTAGAGGGTCTTCCGCAGGTAGGCGTCCTCACAGCGGGGGCAGCAAAGCTGACCCGTCTCCATCTCGGCCTTGCTGGGGCGGTACTGACGACCCTTCGCCGCCCAGTACACGGCCATCTTGTTCAGGTGCCCCGTTGCCACACGGGCGGCAGAAGCATCCTTGGATGGTGGAGGGGGACCCCCGGACACCGGGACCGTGCGGGTACCCCCAGGGACGCTGTCGTACGCCACGTCCACGCTGGCGTCGATGGAGCTCCCACTGTCGATGAGGAGATCCTCCACGGGGGCACGAGTCGCCCCGTGGGGGTACTGAACGTCCACCATCCCGATGGCAGGCCACACCGCTACGACGGTCCCACCGTTCGAGGGATTGCCCTTGAGAATCGGGTAGACCCGGTCCCCGACGTGGAACGCCGTGGCACGGGCTTGATAGTTGACGTAGGTACCCCTACGGGACGTGGTCATCGGAGACCCCTTCAGCGGTAGAGGCCGAAGATGCTCGCGGTCTTCTTGGACTCGTCCTCGGCGTCGTCGGCCTCTTCCTTGGCCTCCTCCTCGGACTCCTCCTCCTCCTCGGACTCCTCCTCGGCCTTCTTCGCGGC